TTCATCTAAAGTAAAGTTAACATAGAACTCCATAGAAGTTAGATACGTATTGATTAGCTTATTCATAATAGGTAGATATTGTTTTATTATCTTTGTCTTGATGCCTGTATCTTGAAGCATATTCCTTGCAGTTTCAGAATATGTTTTATCCTCAGATAATTTTAACCTTTGTTCTGTAAGATTTATGATTGAAGATTTCAAATCTCCAAGTTTCTCATAATCATTTTTGTTTACATCAGCGTGTTCTAATACATCAATTTCAGATTGTAATGTACTATTAAACTTTTCTAGTTGTAAAATAGATTCGTTATCTTTTGCAATTTGAACTTCATGTTCTCTTACACTTTTTGCAATTTCAACAATTTCTTTTTGACGTTCTTTATATTTTTCTAATTCATCTTTTAACTCTGACAAACCTTTAGAAATTTTATCTGTTTCTTTTGTTTTCTTTTTTAGAATATCAGTTTTAAATATCTCACTAATATGTTGCTGACAAGTAGGGCAATCTTCATTTGTTTCAAAGAAGTTTATTGTTGAAGAATGAGCCCTATGTTTTTCATTAAGAGTAGACTTTATACTTTGCAATTTTTGATACTTAGACTTAATAGAATCAGAGTCACTAATTTGTCTTAATAATTCTATATTATTATTCTCAAATTCAGTAACTTTCTTTTGTCTTTTATGAATTTCTTCTTGATTTGATTCAAAGAGTGATGACTTTTCTTCAAGTAACTTGTCTTTATTCTTTTTTATCTCATCGATATAATTTTCTTGCAAGTCAACCTTTTCTTCTGTTAGACTAATCTTATATTCTATATCACGAATTTCTTCAGCATTATGTTTTAGTTTTTGTTTTAGTAACATATTCATAATAGAAAAAATCTGGATGTCAAGAATTTCTTCAACAACCTCACGGCGGTGTTTAGACTTTAGCTGCATAAAAGGAATAAAGGTAGATGAACCTAGAATAACAACCTGAGTAAAACTACGATAGTTTAATTTTAGGATTTGTTGCTCAAGATACTTTTGATAGTCACGAACATTTGCATCTTGATTATACATCTTACCATTAACATATATTTCAAATACGTTTGGTTTGATACCACGTATAACTTTTATTTTCTTTGATCCTATAGCAAATTCAACCTCAACCAGAGCTCCACTCATATTAACTGAATTTACCAGTTGAGCTTTATTGATACCACGAAATGGTTTACCGAATAAACCAAAACATAAAGCATCAAGAACAGTAGACTTTCCTGCTCCATTCTCACCTATGATAAGTGTTGTTGAGTTTCTATCTAATTGAATTTCGGTAAAGTTATTACCCGTCGAAAGAAAGTTCTTCCAACGCACACATTTAAAAATTATCAAAGTTCTAAGTCCTGAGCCTCGTTATATAAACTCTTCATAGTAGTTTTGAGTCTATCTTTACTAAGAGTAATATCAAGCTCATCAATATACTTATCAAGTAGTGTTAGAGTGTCTTCTGTGTTTTCAACAATATCATCTGATACATTACTTGCATCAAGTTCACTAAAGTCTTCTATTATTTTTACTTCATGGCAATCTGCTCTTAATAATCTATCTGTAAATTTATCAAATCCATATAAATCTTTTTTATTTACCACAATAACTTTTACGTAATGATCTTTGTATTTTTCAATATCATGCTTACTATAGTCATTCTGAGAATCATCATAGTAAATCTTTTTAAATATTGTATTTGGATTTACTACACGTTCTAATTCTCTGGTTGAAGTATCAAAGATATGAAATCCTTTAGGATCATCACAATCATTCCAAAAAAGTTCATAAGGTGTTCCCAGATAATATATTTGGCCATCATCATTTTTATGATGAAAGTGACCACTGAATACAGTTTCAAATCTTTTGAAGTGTTCCTTTTCCCAACCATTGGCAGAAACCATACCTTGGCCTGTCATTGCAAAACCAGCAATTTCTAGATGACCCATAAGAATATCAGATTTAGCTGTCCTTAAAGCGTTCATAGATTCATCATAGTTGTTTGCATTAATCCAAGGCATAAACAGTATAGGTGTACCATCAAACTCTACAACTTTAGGGCCAGTATATATTGTTCCGAATCCAGCAAGTTCTTCCATAGAATTTACTTCACTCGTATTTTTATAATACGTATCATGATTACCAACAGTAATGTGTAAATCTATATTAAGTTCTTTAAAACGATTTATAAACTTTTTTCTAAAGTCCGTAGCAGTTTTATATGAAACATACTTACGTCTATCCATAACATCACCCATATGAATACAGGTGGTTATACCTCGTTTTACTAATGTAGGAAAAAATACTTCATCATAGAATTTAAAAAAGAAATCACTGAAATTTTGATTATCATTGCGAGCACCAAAGTGTGTATCAGTTATTATTGCAATCTTCAATCCTGGCCTCTCTCTACAACCTTATCAATATCATCATCTTCCATAAAATTTTCTAATCCTTTTTTTGCAGCTGGAATCTTTTTCTTTGGTTTATAAACGTCTTCATCTGGAAGCATTACCGTAGGATCAAAACCAGCAACAGAATAACCAGTATCATCGCCCTCCATAGTAACCCAAGATGTATAACTTGAATTTTCTATCATTTTATTTCTGACATGAGTTTGTTTCTTTTCTTTTGCAATCCTTCTAAGAAAAGCGTAGTATATAATTTGTGTAAAATACGCAAAGGGATTTGAAGATTTCTCTGGATTAAAATTTTGAGCATATTGCAAACAGTTTTCAATACCATCAGATACCATTTCTTCTCTATACGTATAATTTATAAAGTTAGGTCTGTATGCTAGGTGGGTTGCAATCTTTAAAAAACACTCACCAATATAATTACTAATTCGAGGTTTAGGTGTTTCTTTTTTGTCATCAGTCCAATCTGCACGCCAATCAACCATTGCTTGTAGAAATACTTTATTATCTACGTAATGCGGTTTTGTTTTCTTTGCTTTCTTTTCAGCCATTAGAATTTAAATCTCCTTATGAGTATCATTATTCCTAATATAGACTATTGAAGTATATTTGTCAATGTACTTATTATATTATCTTTTTTCAAAAAGGGAATTGACATAAGGCTTCTACCTCTATATACTCAACTATGTTGAGGTTCAATGAATAGATTTACTCTCTGTATCTAATATATCTAATATCTCATCGTATATCTCTTCTTTAGAATATTCTTCTACATATGATTTAGATTCTTTACCAATGTTATCTTCTTTCCAATTTTCTAGTTTCTTTATAAAATATTCATAGTATCTAGTCAGGCCTTCTGAAACATTTGCAGTTGTTATTATAGTAGATTTAGTAACTGAAAAATATTTTTGTTCTGTATACGGTTCGATCCAACGGCATAAATTTAAAGATTCTTGTTCTCCAAATTCTGTTTCATGAGGAGAAATATTCATCAACAAAGGATTTTGTACTTCTATAGCATCAGCGTCATCAGAAGTTAAAGTAGCAATAATAGTTTCACCACTTGTTAATTTTATAATTTTATACGAGGTATCATTTTTAATAGAACTGTGCATATTAAACTCCTACACCTTTCATAAATTGTGCTATCGATGGCCCAAATATAGATATTGACCAAATTAATAAACCAAGTGTAATTATGGAAGCAAACATCCACTTGTTTGATGTTTTTGTTGTAGCCATCTTTAACGCCAACATCTCATTACCTAACACTCTAATACTTACTTCAAAATCTTCGTTGTCTTGTTCACTCATAATTTTACCTTACTAATATCATAATCGAATTGTTCTTCGTTATATATATTTAGTCGTTCTGTAAAATGATTAAGAGTATAGTTTCTTCTTTCATTGTAAGATATATCATCTGCAATATCATATATCAAAACGGAATCTTTACTTGATGATGTACGCAGACCTCGCCCGATGGACTGCAAGACTCTAATCTTTGACTTACTTGGACTTGCGAGCACGATGTTGTTAATATTCCTAATATTAATACCAGTAGAAAAAGTGCCATAGGATGCAATAGTAGTAGAATTGGTGTGTGTTTCAACCAAACTACGAATCTTTTCCCTTGCACTCGTATCAGTTCCACCATATACGAAATATACATTTTCTTCTTCTTTCATTTTATCATTTAATATTTTACCGTGTTTCTCTACAAGCTGAAACAGACATAGAGTATTCCCCCTAAGATGCCGTAATAAATTACACACGAAATCAAGTCTTTGTTTGTTAGTAACGATATACTCCAATTCTTCAGCATAATCCATTTTCTCCCTTATGTTTGGATGTTTCAATATAATACATTTTATTTTTAAACTTGCAAGGGTATTTTTATCGATAAGTTCTTTTGTGGTGACTACTTTTTCAACTGCACCAAATAGTCCCTCTAGTACCAACTGATGGGTCTGTGTACCGTCTAGCGTCCCTGTAAGACCGAATCTATACTTACATTGGTGCATCTTAGTCATAATACCAGTAAGAGACTTTGCCTTAAACATATGAGCTTCATCACCGATTACACACCCAAAATCAAGAAAGTATGCCTTGGGCATTTTATAAAGAGATTGCCACGTAGATATAACAACATCCTTTGTAACCTTACGTTCATGTCCTTGATATATTCTTTGACAATACGTACCAGAGCTCCACCCATAATCTTCAAAGTCTGAATACATCTGTTCTACCAGTGAAGTGGTAGGTACAAGTATAAGAGTTTTTAAACCCATCATCTGGTAATAACGTACCAGAGAATATATTATTAAAGACTTACCAGAAGCAGTAGGAGAAACAAGAAGAGCCCTATCTGAGGCCAAAGCATGTGCGACAGCATCAATTTGGTAATCACGGACTTTAAGACTTTTCCCTTGCGATTTGGGTTTGAGACTTTTGATAAATCCTCCAGCGCTCTTACGATCCAAATGTTTGTCATTTTCTACTCCTTCTTCTACTATATATGAAATTTTATTACTATCACAAAATTTCTTAATATATGGCAATAATCCTACATATATTTCTCCTGTTGCTGGAGAGAATAATCTTATCTTACCATCCCACATACGATTGCGATACATAGGCATAAACTTAAAGCCAGGAACTTCAAATGTAAAAAAAGAACTAAGCTCTTCTTTTTCATGAGGTTCTAACTCTTCAATTATTAAATTAACTTCGTTCTTTTTTGATATATGCATTTTGTAATGTTTTTGGTTCGCCGTAGTGACCATTCACTTGTATGTTCCATGATATACTTATTCGTTTATTATAGTTAGGGCTAACCCAATGTTGCAACCATGAAGGAAAAATAAATCCTCTATTCTGTGTAGAATCAAATTGTACTTTGTGTGAGTTGTATATATTATTTTTTAATCTTCTGGGAACAGAGATACTTGCTTGAGGCCTTGGATCAAAAAACTCAATGGGTGCAGTTTCTCCTTCTGTTTGCAAATAATAAACACCAGATAGAAAATTATTTGAATGTGTGTGTGGAGCGTGTATAGAACTATCAGCTGATAAAATATTACCCCACATATTTGTAATTGTTATATCTTCATAATCATAATCTAATTCATCTAAAATATATTTATTAATCTTAATAATATGACTTCTAAAATCTTGAAAGAATGACATATTATGAATATCGTCTTCTGTTTGATATAGTGGAGTTGATTGATCTTTATTTTTTATATACTGTACCATATTACTAAACTGATAAGAATCAGGTTTATACTCAAACTCATGAATTCTTGTAGGAAATATCTCATGTGAAATTACATCAACCATGCTACCACCGAATATCTTGTACCTTTAGTAACAGGTTTTGCTTCATGTGGATACATAAAGTTAGAGGGAAAAATAATTGAGGAACCTTTCTTTGGTTTAATCTCCTTGTCTGCAACAACAAACTCTCCACCTTCATAATCATCATTTAAATACAGTAAGGCTGAAACATGAGGATAACCCCATTTTTGACCATGACTATGATGAATGTTATCAATATGTTTAGACATAAACCCACCTTGACTATATTTGTTTATACGAAAGTCTGTAGTATGTTCACAAAGAAATAATGGAAATTCATATTCATATTGACGAACAGCTTTTATGAAACACTCTTTAAGTGGATTATAAAAATTACTATCTTTTTTAATCCAAACATCATCCATAACTACACGATCTTCAGAATCTTCATGTACACTTTCATGGCTTGAAAATAAAGATGGTTTCCAATTTAATTTTGCAATCATAAGAGAATCACATAGATTATTTTCTACTGTATCCTCATAAACCTTAATGTAATCATGTACGTTCATTTAAAACCACCCCATTAACATTTTACCTTCTTCTGATACCATGTCCATAGAAAAAGGTGGATCAAATATTAGATTCCGTTCAACAGAAGTTACACCCTCTACACTTTCGATTGCATCAGTAATGCTTTTACAGATTTGTTCTGCAAATGGACACATCATACTTGTAAGTGAATGTTCACATAATACTGA